CTCCGCGAGCAAGTTTGTGTCGGAAAATTTTCGCCGCTCTAAGAACGACTACTATGCCGACCGCTAGTAACCATGTGCGGTGATATAAGTAGATATCACCGAAGTAGGTTTCAAGTGAGATGCCCCACTCGCTTACTTCTAACTGGATAAGTTCCATTTCTTACCTTTCATACTCTATCGGGATATCCCGATAGTTAGTAGCGATTTGCTACCAAGTGCTAACCATAGGAGTTGAACCTATGCCATGCGCCTTGAACGCAGTTAGCCACCAGCCTGAAACTACCCGAACAATAGGTCAGGCGCTTCGCTAGGAGTTAATCTTACCATAGAAAAAGGATTGGGTCAAGCACCGCCATCTCTCGTTGCGACTAAAACCATCTTACGGCTACATGGACAAGTCATAGCAACTTCTCCGTTTGGGAAGTCAAAGCCCAACTTACAGGTTACTTCTATCAAAGTGTCGCATAGGTCAGGGTCGCAGACGAAAGAATAGGTTATCCAAGCAGTATCAGACATCTGCCCGACCTAACGCTTCTTGCATCATGCGAGCATTATGCTCTTTGATAGCCGCAAGGCGGTTATCTTCGTTTAAGCGGTTGGTTAGAACTTCCAACGCTTCCAAGTCTAAATCCATTTTAATCTCCTAGCCTGTCGGGATATCCCGATAGATACTCCCATGAACGCGCCCAGTTGCTCGCTCATTGGTCTATTCTAGCATAGAAAACGGATAGGGTCAAGCATGACCTTGCCGTTCCTAGCCTGCACTCGCCTGCAAAAAGTTTGTGTTGGTTTGTGTCGGCGCGCCGAAAAAAAGGGCAAAAAAATAACCCCCGCTTTCGCGGGGGCTATCTTCTTTGGCTTATTCTGCCATTGCAATATCTTCCAATTCGATTAGGCGAAGCGAGATATCGGCGAGGATATCGCGTTCGGTTTCGCTTAACTTAGTTGGATTTAGCGCATTAACGAAATCGCGGAAACTTTCCAACGCTTGCTTAGTTGTCGCGGTTTTCTTTGCGGTCTTTGGTTGAGATTTCGCTTTATGGTTTTTCGCTTGGTTGAAATCTTTGATAGATGCTTCAACCTTTGCGAAAGTGTCTAATTGCTCAACCTTGCCAACGCCTAATTTATAGGTTGCGGCCGCTTTAGTTAGTTTCTTTGCAAGAGGTAAAGCGCGGAATTCTTCATATTTTTCGTTCATGTCTGCGAATGTTGGTAGGCCCTCAATTTGGCTAATTTTTAGCACGGAACTTTCGCGCTTGGTTTCTTTGATAACTTTTTTAATGTCGTTGATTGAAAGATTTGATTTCTTCATTTCGTTCGCTAATTTCAAAATTGCGATTTCGGCGTTCATGTCGTTCTTTGCGGTTAGGTCGCAGATTGCATGGTAAGCAGAAGAAATCTTTGGCGCGGTAATAACTACTACTTTCTTAGATGTTGCTTTTGTAGACATTTTTTCTCTTTCGTTCGGTTTCGGGATATCCCGTTGATATCCACGAAAAAATTGTACCATAAAAAAAAGATTTTCAAGCATTTACCTACCCCTATTTTTTACGCATAAATATAGGGCTTTCGGGATATCCCGACAGCCTACGCAGCTTTAAGTAGTTGAAAGTTCAACTATCTAAAGCTAGTGGAAAGATATTTATTTTATTGGGGAAATTCATTTATATGGATGCCGCGAATTGTAGAGGCAGATAGTTCCCTACCAATAATTAACGCACGATATAACTAAGCGCGATATACGCGCTCATTTGACCCGAGATTTTATAAATCGCGAGTATTTACTGTATATATAGTCCAATAAAATTTATCTGTTATATTTATCCCCCCTCGTATGGATATAAAATCCATCCTCGGGATGTGTGACTTACGTCACATATCACGCATAGAATGCACAGTCTGGGAAAAACATTTCCCAACTGTGCTCGGAATTGACCCGTTTGAACGGGTCATCTATATATGTAATATAATTATTACGGAGTCGCTCCGTTTAAGACTCCGCGACTCCTATATATAATATATAATATATATTTTGCGGAAATTCTGCCGTTTTGCAGGGACGTTATATATGGGTTTTAACCAAAGGGGATTACTATGACTACAGGCTGGATTTGCCCTAAATGTGGCAACGTCTACGGACCATTAGTGGTGGCTTGTGGCTTCTGCAACAAACTCCCGAATGCGACCAGTACCTATGGGGCGTAAACCAGGCAAAGTAGATTTACCAAAGGGCGAAGCCCAGGCAAAAGTCTTAGCCTTACTAGAACAAGGTAGCACCATTACGGCTGCTATGACGGCGGTAAACCGCAACGAGGTTACCTTCCGCCAATGGACAATGAACTCTCCTGAGTTCAAAGAGGCAGCAGATAAAGCCCGTCTAGCGGGCAAGGGAGTCAAGGCTGAACTAGCCAACCTTAAGGACATTGACTTTCCTGACTTCTCTGAGCAATTCCTAGACTCTAAGCTTTTTGACCATCAACTTGATTGGTTGGACCTACTAGAGGGTAAGACCCCTAGGTGGTTACCGCCTGGTATGACGTATGAGCCAGGTGACCCTAATCGTGTACTTATCAATGTTCCACCTGAGCATGCTAAGTCCACCACGATTACAACTAACTACGTAACTTACAAGATTGTAACTAATCCGAATACCCGAGTCATCATTGTTTCAAAGACTCAAGGTATGGCCCGCAAGTTCCTTGGGGCGATTAAGACACGTCTTTCCCATCCTGGGTATATTAAACTCCAGACGGCCTTTGGCCCTAATGGTGGATATAAAGCAGATTCAACTCAATGGTCTGCTGACATGATATATTTGGGCACTGGTCGCGATTCTGGCGAGAAGGACCCTACAGTTCAGGCTTTGGGCTTTGGTTCACAGATTTATGGTGCTCGCGCCGACCTCATCATTCTAGATGACGTTGTTATGGGTTCTAATGCCCATGAGTGGGAAAAGCAAATTGAATGGCTCCAGAAGGAAGTTATCACCCGTCTAGGTCGCCATGGTAAACTTGTTATCGTAGGCACTCGAGTCGCAGCAGTAGATTTGTACAAAATGATTCGAGATGGTGGCCAATGGACAGGTGGCAAATCACCTTTCACATATTGTGCTATGCCAGCAGTTCTGCAGTTTGATGAGAAGCCTGCGAACTGGAAGACGCTATGGCCAGCCACGGACCAGCAAGAGAATGATTTAGATGATGCGCTCGAGAATGGACTTTATCCCAAGTGGGATGGACCTTCTCTCTTTAAGCGTCGCTCTGAGGTCGCTCCGTCGGTATGGGCTATGGTCTACCAACAGGAAGACGTACAAGAAGATTCAATCTTCTCACCAACCTGCGTTGCAGGAAGCGTCAACGGAATGCGAAAGCGTGGGCCATTAAAGCCCGGGGTACCTGGACATCCACAACATGTTGAAGGTTATACCGTCATTGGTCTAGACCCTGCTATGGCAGGCGCTACTGGAGCGGTGGTAGTTAACTACAACAGAGCAGATGGACGTGTATACGTTCTAGACTGTGTAAATATGACAGACCCAACACCTGATAAGATTCAAGCACTTATCGAGGAATGGGTTGATAAGTATCGCCCACAGGAGTTGCGTATTGAAATCAACGCACACCAGAAGGCTTACGCCTTAGATACTAACTTGAGAAACTTTTTAGCCCAGTATGGTTGCCAACTTAATTCGCACTTTACTGGTAAGAATAAATGGGACACTTCTTTTGGTGTTGCATCTATGGCTACACTCTTTGGTAATACTAGAGATGGTAGATTTCAAGATAACAACCTAATAGAGATACCAAGTAATGAAGGCTCAGAAGGATTAAAGACCCTTGTGCAGCAACTTATTACCTGGAAGCCAGACACCAAAAACCCAACAGACTGTGTTATGGCGCTTTGGTTTGCAATTATCCGCGTACGCGAGTTAATGCAACAAGGTTCGAATATAACAAGATATCAAAATAACCGTTGGTCTACAAGAATGCAACGCGCACAGCGCGGTTCTATTAACTTAGATGATGCATTCGCAGCCCAATGGGAAGAATACTACGGATAAGGATTCAAATGGCATTATCAATGGAACAGGTAGCGGCACGTGTCGATTCGTTACGTCACCGCAATGGGGACCGTGATGCTCGTAACCAAGACGTACTTGCTGTACGTAAGGGACATATTGCATCTGTCTACCCAGAGTTCTTTCCAGAAGGTGTAGATGCCAACGTAGTAGCCAACTTCATTGATGTCGTAGCACGTGACCTCTCTGAGGTTATGGCTCCACTTCCTGCAATCAACTGCTCATCTGCTAACTCTGTAAATGACAGAGCACGTAAGTTTGCAGATAAGCGTACTCGTATTGCATCTAACTATTTTAACCATTCCGACCTAGCAGTCCAGATGTACTCTGGTGCTGACTGGTATATCACCTATGGTTTCGTTCCTTTCATGATTGAATTGGACGAAGAAGCAAAACTGCCGCGTATTCGCATAGAAAACCCAATCGGGGCTTACCCTGAATTTGACCGCTATGGACGCTGTGTGGCATTTGCTAAGCGCTATGTAATGACTCTTGGTGAGTTATGTGCACAGTTCCCAGAGTATGATAGCCAAATCCTAGGCCGTGATGGCTACAAGCAGGACTTAACTGCTAAGACTGAGATGATTCGTTACTACGATAAAGACCAGTCTATTATCTACTTGCCTGAAAAAGGTGACCTTGTTTTATCTCGCGCAGCAAATCCGCTGGGCAAGATGATGGTTGTCGTGGCGCGTCGCCCATCTATTGATGGCGAACTGCGAGGACAATTCGACGACGTACTTGGTATTCAACTTCTCCGCAACCGTTTTGCTTTACTTGCGATGGAAGCAGCGGAGAAGAGCGTTCAAGCGCCTATCGTATTACCACAAGACGTTCAAGAACTGCAGTTGGGTGGCGATGCGGTTATTCGTACCGCTAACCCTACTGGAGTTCGTCGTGTAGAACTTTCTGTTCCACAGTCTGCATTTGCACAAGGACAACTACTTAATCAGGAACTACGCTCTGGTACTCGTTATCCAGAAGGCCGTTCTGGTAACATTGATGCTTCAATTGTTACAGGTCAAGGCGTACAAGCACTTATGGGTGCATTTGATACCCAGGTTAAGTCAGCACAGGCTATCTTTGCTTCTGCACTTCGTGATGTAGTTTCTATCTGCTTTGAAGTAGATGAAGTTGCATACTCAGTTGAGAAGACAATTCGTGGTGTAGACTCTGGCTCACCATACGAAATCTCATACCATCCACGTAAAGACATCAAAGGTGATTACTCTGCAGATGTACGTTATGGTATGCTTGCTGGTCTAAACCCAGCGCAAGGACTTATCTTCATGCTACAAGCCCTAGGTGGCGGTCTTATCTCTAAGGATATGGCTATGCGTGAATTACCATTTACTGTCAATGTATCTCAAGAAGTTGAGAAGATTGAAGTTGAGAATATGCGTAATTCCCTTCTTAGTGGAATTACAGCACTAGCGCAGGCTATCCCTGCTATGACAACTCAAGGTGCAGACCCATCGCCAATCATTAAGAAGATTGCTGATGTTATTGCTTCTCGCCAAAAGGGACAAGCGTTAGAAGATGCAGTCGCTGCTACATTTGCTCCAGAGCCACAAGTTCCTCCTGCTGGGGCCGCACCTTCCCCTGTTGAGCAGCCGTCCCCTGCTCCAGCCGCTGCTCCAGTAGGAGGCTCTCCTATGGCTGCACCTGCACCAGCACCAGATTTACAAACAATCTTATCTACACTAAGTGGGTCAGGTAAAGCAACAGGTCGAGTAACAACTCGTAGTTAATAGGAAATAGGGACGATGACAACAATTGTTGGTATTCAAAAACCAGATTGCGCTATAATTGCAGTTGACTCACGTGTCACAGATGATGATGGACGTATTTATTCACATCCAGATATGATGAAATATGCAGAACGTGGTGCATTTCTAATTGCTGGTAGTGGTGAAGTATTGCCTTGCGACATTGTACAAAATATGTGGACACCACCTCGTCTACTTGCTGCAGATAAACAGAATATCTATAAGTTTATGATTACAAAGGTAATGCCTTCTCTGCGAGAAGTATTATCTAAGAATGGATATAATTTTGATGAAGCACATGACAAAAAAGAAGGCGAGCGTTTTCATTTTCTTATTGCATGCAATGGTGAGTTATTTGATATTGACCAAGATTTATCGGTTACTCGAGATGCAAGAGGATATTACGCTATAGGTTCTGGTGGACCTTATGCACTTGGTGCACTTTATATGGGAGCAAGTCCATTAAATGCTTTAGAAGTTGCAGCAAATATTAGTGCATTTACAGCAGCACCTTTTTACACAGTAGAACAATATAAGAATTAGGAGATACTATGGCAGGACAGCCAGGACGTAGCGGCGGAGACCGCCCTGGAGCACCACAGAATAATCCTATGAATGTTAGTGGCGTAGGTGGAGCAGGTCAGTCTGGAGACTACAAAGGTTTTGCTTATGGACAGAATAAAGCAATTAATGAAAATCGCGTAGCAGGAAATCAGGCGGTTAAAGATATTATGGCAAATCAGCCAGTAACAGATGCTAACTATGGTGGTATTAATATGCCTCAACTTGGTACACTTATGGATGATACAACCAATCCATCAGAGCCTATTTCTGCTGGTGTAGATTTTGGTCGTGGTGTAGGTTCAGAAGCGCTACCAAAGCAATTCCAGAATAACACACGTCCACAAGAAAACATGCAGATTGTGCAAGATTACTTACCAGATTTGGCTATGGCAGCACAGTCACCAAATGCACCAGATTCATTTAAGCGATTTGTTAATTATTTAGCAGGTCTATAATGGCAGATATGATGTTTGCCGAAGGCAGTTTCTTCGATAACGTAGATAAATTTGCTAATTCGCTAGGGTATCAGAATGCCGCAATAGCAATGGAATTAGCCGCAATACCTTGGGCATCACCAGCAGAACGCGATATGTTTATTGCAAGCCTTACTGGAGAAGATGTAAAAGGCGGAAACGAAAAGTATTATATTAAAAACAAATTTTAGGAGGCCGTAATGGGGTTGTGGGATACCTTCACATCAGGCATCGGCTCCGTAGCAAAGCGCCTGACTGGCGGTGGCAGTTATCTAAGTGAAGATGAGCTACAGAAAGAACAGGCTCTTCATAACTTAGTTAAAGATGGACTTGCAAATATTGATAGTGGTTTAAGCAATGTGCCAGGTTTTGGTCTTGCTAAAAAGACCACTAAGGGTGCAGGCGACTTACTTCTAAAGGGTGCTATAAAGTTAAACCAAGATGTATTGTCTCCTTACGTATTTCGTCCAGTATCAACTCTAGGACTTCTAACAGATTTAGATTCACCACTTTACAAAAAAGGTGAATACGAAGCAGGTTTTCAGTTTTCTGATATCAAGGCTGCATACAATCGCAGTGCTAAAGTATCAGCATTCCAGGCTCTAACTAAATCAGACCTAACTCCAATTTCTGGAATATCTTCTTTAGTTCTTTCAACAGGTAAGATTGACCTTGATAAGGTTGACTTGTGGAATGATGAAAGCATCAAAAAGAACTATGTCGATAATGCTGTAGGTCGTTGGTTTACAGGTATTGGTGACTTTGTAGTTGGCAATAAGGCTATCGGTCTTGCTGGCAAAGCGGCTAATCTTACTGTTGTACAACCAGTTGGAACACGCATTGGCCTATCAACTGCTAAGAAAACTATTGATGACTTAGCAACCGATATGGATAATGGTATTGCTTATGCAACTACCAACGGTGCTACTGGTGCTCAAACAATTTCTGGCAATCATATGGTTGTTCTTGCTGACTCCAAAGACTGGGGTACAATTACAGATATTGTTAGCAAGTATAGCACCAATGAGAGATTAATCCCTCTTATTCATGATGCTAAAGATGCCAGAGTAGTCAAGGATATGATTCTTGCAGATAAGGGCGACCTTGCTGCAATGGAACGTCTTGCAAGTGTTGAACTAGACAAGATGTTTGACTTTGGTGATGTTGCTGGCCAACTTAAGAACAAGTACGTCTCAACTGGTAGTTCATACCTTCCAGAAGGTGCTGCAGTACCACGTCTTAAGTCTGCATATGATGCTGCTATCAATAATAACCCACAGTTTGCTAAGATTCGTGATGCATTCTTTGATGAAGATTACAACATCAAAATTGGTGGCAAGGCATATATGCCTAAAGAGCCAGTATTCGGACGTGCTGCATTTATTAAGGCTGGCGAAAGTATTCGTGGCTTTAAAGAATCTAATCGCTTCCGCGAATATGGTGATGCGTTCAATAAGTCTGCAGACTTTATGGAAACCACTCTTGGTATTCCAGGACGTATGGCAGTTAAACTTGTTAAGTGGACACGCCGTCAGGGCGAAGTAGCGCCACTGGGTTTCGTGACTTTCTCAGGTATGCGCCCATTAGATGGTCGTATTGAACTTAATGCATTCTTGAATAATCTTAAGATTTTCCGTGATGGCAATGCTAAGATTGAAACTGCACCAAATGTGTATGAAAAAGTTGGCGATGTTCGTCGTCGCTTTGAAGAAGATTATATGCGCTCTCTTGGCAAGAATGAAGTTGAAACTCTTGAAAAGATTGATGCTGAGATTGGTAAGATTCTTGCATACAAGCATGGCTGGTATGATGATTCTGAAATTGCAAGTCACATTGCAGGTTTCCGTAAGAACATCAATACAGGTATCAACTCTGTAAAGCAAATTGGTTACGGTGTAGACTACAACGGTACAGGTATCCTTGTAGACCCACAGACAATTCGTCAGATGGCTGAATCATATCGATTTACTCCATGGGATAATATCGAAAACCAGATGGCACTTGCT